ATTGAAGGGTCCGCGCCGTCGATCCGCCCGTCCGAGCGGATGGTTTCCACCCGGTCGAGGGCGTTGGCATAGGTGATCTCGGCCGAGACGATATTGCCGAGGGGCTGGCCGTTGCGCGTGATCGCCCCGTTGAAATGCCCGAACCGCTGGAGGGCGAGATCGGCGAGCGCGCCCGCAGCGGATGCGGCTGCGATGCTTTCACCCTGCGCAACCAGGCTCGCGGTTGCGGTCAAAAGCCCCGAGCGCTGCATCTGCCAGGAGAGCGTATCGAGCACGCAGCCCGAATACATCGCAAAGCGCGGGATTTCCGGCATGCCGGTCTCGATGGACATCGAGGGCAAGACCCAACCGCCTGAGCGGTACTCGTGGGTATAGGGTGCCTCCGCCCCGGTTGTCGTGGGCTGGCCAAAGGCCGCCTTCAGCCAGAAGCCGAACGCCTGCGCATCGATGGGCAGAACGACATTGCCATCTGCCGTCACTGCATCCTTGATCGGCGGGAGTGGATCGCGGCCATAGCCCAGAAGCTCCGAGTTCAGCAGGGGCTGCTCAGACCCCAGCGTAGCACTGGCAAAGGGCAGGCGGGTGAAGCCGCTCGCGGGTGGGGTGCCGTATGTCGTCTCGAACGCAAGCGCCATCTGCGCCCGCGCCCCTTGGGCTCGTGCCATGTTTGTCTCCTCGGATTGTCGGGGGGGGGGTCAGGCCAGGGGATCGGCCGTGGAATAATGCAGGATCACCGGTATCACTGCCACTTTCAGGCTGGCGGCACCCTCGACTGGCAGATCGACCGGGCGCGGGGCTTCCGCCTCGATCCAGTCGCAGCGCCCGCCCAGCGTCCGGTCTGCTGATATCACTGCGCCGATGCTGGCGCAGAGTGTGGCGAAGGCCATGTCCCTGTCATTGCCTTGTACGACGGCCTCGATCTCGGCGCGGTGCTGGTAATGGTAGCGCAAGGGCGACAGCGTGACACCCGGTTCTCCCGGCTCGCCGTCGCGCAGGATCATCAAACCGGCGGGGGGCACGCGTTCAGGCAGGACCTCTCCGCGCAGCACCGGCACATGTGGCACCGTACGCAACAAGTCCGCCAAGGCGGTGAGGATGGTTTCGCGAGGGGTGAGCATGGGTGATTCCAGCTTTGGGTGTTGAAAAAGCCCCCTGCAGACGGTTGTCTATAAGCGGGATTTCCCGGGTCGCGCGGCCAGCCGCGCGACCCGGGCAGGCGTTACGCCTGTTGTTTCAGACCGAATGCGGAATGATGGATGAGCTCGCCTTCGGGTTCGATGGCATTGAACGGCAGGGCCTGCACGAACTGTGGCGGGCAGTCACCCAGTCGCAAATTCGCAAAGGCCCTGAACCCGAACCTGCTATAATAGCCGGGATCACCGACAAGTGCTGCCCCTTTACAGCTTGTTTCCAAGCGAAGGATTGCTTCGGCCATGAGGGCGCTTCCAATCCCCTGGCCTTGCCGCAAAGGCTTGACGACAACAGGACCGATCAGGCCCCAGCCCGAAACAACCCCGATCCGGGCCTGCGACACGGCCAGATAGCCGACGACCTCGCCGCCGTCCTCTGCCACGAGCGAAAGACTGAGGGCATTGTCTGCTCTCAATCTGTCAATGATGGCCGCCTCTTTTCCGGTAGATTGCGGCAGCATCTTCATGGCCTCAGTTACAACCGCACGGATCGCAGGAGGATCAGTATCGATTTCATTGCGGATCAGCATGTTATGCTCCTTGGTTGTCGAGCTGCGCGCGGACGGAAAGCCGTCCACGTTTCGAGATGTGGTAGGGACCACCAGACCGAGATTCTATCAGCCGCTTGCGCCGCAACTTTTTGAAGATGGTCATTTCGAAGGCGGATAGGATCATCCCGTCGCGCGTGATGCAGGTCACTGCGGTGATCTTGGGCCCGTTCTCCCGTTCGTGCAGAATACGGCCGCCAAGCGCCAGAACGTGCAGCGCACGCTGTTCATTTCTTGAGATATTCATGGGATTCTCGTGTGATAGACGTGAAAAAAGGCCCAAGTGCAAACGCACCCGGCGGCTTCGGTCTCACGCGGCTCTCTGAAATTCAGAGAGCCTTATCTCACAAGCTCTGACATCCAGTCTCCGTTGCCCGAGCGACGAACACAGCCGCCACCCAGAGAAAACGATACACAATGACGCGCTTGATCTCAACTCAGCAAAGAGGCGCCCATGCAAGCGTCCGCATCGTTCGAGGTATCCGTCACCCGATCTTCGCTCCCACCCAGTTCGCGATGATCAACCCCGGCACTGCCTCATGCGCGCGCTCGGCGTCCCGTGCCAGGTCGAGCCGCTTGCGCAACTTCACCTGCGGCACCAGCAGGAAGATCGGGACGGTAGCGACGCCGCGCCCGGTCTTTGACTTTGAGGCAACCGCGCGGCCGTTGGTATTCAGACGCCCCTCGGCCACCAGCAGGCTCGGTCCTGTCCGGCGGTAAACGAACCGCAGGCGCAACCCTGAGCGCCGCTCCCATTCGCTCGGCGTGATCCGACCACCGCGCGAAGACTTCCCGGCCGCTGCTGTTGGGATGGCCAGCCAGAAGGCTGCCTTTGAGCGGATCAGTGGACCTGTGTCATGGGCGCCGATGATCACCGGCGCTTTTGACCAGATCACGGCAGCCGCGTTCAAACTGGGTCTGCCCTTGGGGAATTGCTCTGAGCGGATGGTATTGGCCAGCCGCTGACCCAGCCCCGCGCCGGTGATTTGCGCGCGCCAGGAGGTTTTGACACTGATGCCTGCCTCACTCACGGCCTTGCTGACAGCCTGTTCGCCGGCCTTGATTTCCTCGGCCAGCATGGCGACCAGATCAGGGGTGATGTCGAGCTTAAGCCTCATGCCGGGCGCAGATCAACTGTCCAGACCAGCCGCTCGCGGTCGCGGACGGGCTCGCCCTGAATGAGGAATGCTTCGGAATTGATCTCGACCCGGTCGCCGGGGCGCGGGTTGGGTACCTCGGCTGTGCGCAGGTCGATGCGGGTGGTTTCCGACCAGAGCCGTGCGTCGCCGAAGCCGGTGATCTCGTCCGCGCGGCGCAGGACCACGCGGAAGAGTTGGGGCGGACCACCGTCCGCGATGTAGATCGCATCACGGGCGATGTTCGGATCGGCAAAGAGATTGTCGATGGCAGCTGCGAAGAAGGACATGGTTTTGCGCGTCAGTTCGAGCTGTGGAGGCGGATCGCCATGCGCGGTCGCTTGTTGACCGGCAGGATCGAGGCCTCGGTCATCAGGTCGATCCAGCGGCCCTTCTCGTCCAGATGCTGGCGCGCATAGAGCGGCAGGCCGACTGTGTTGGCTGCCTCAAGAAGATTGGCGGGCCCGCCGTAGGTGCTGAAGGTGTCAAAGGTGCCCAGTGGGAAGGCAATCCCGTCGCCTGCCGGGATCAGCCGTTCCGAGACGCCGGTCGAAAGCGTGACAGAGGCGTTGTATTCCTCAAAGAGAACGCCCGCGAAGGGGAAGGCGCGGCGCATGTCCTCGCGCAGGGGCTGCCCGCCAGTGGCCGAGAAGAACTTGTAGGCTTCCTCAGTCTTGGGATGACTGATCAGCTTGTCGAAGAATTCCGAGCTGACCAGCGCATGCGCCGTGGTCATGGTCTCGCCCAGAAGGTTATCCTCGATCGAGCGCAGAACGGTGCGGACCTTGCCCTGCACATTGGTGCCGGCTGTGCCGAAGACAAAGTCGACCGAGATCTGCTCTAGCCCGAATTCGGTGAAGTAGTTGTAGAGCGTGGTGCCAGCGCCATCCTTCACGACGCCGCGCAGCGCGTTCATCTCCATGTATTCGCGGGTCTGGGCGTGTTTGCGCCGCATCAAGGTGAGTTTGTCCGTCATCACCTCGGCGAGGCGGTCGGGGGCGTCCGAGCGGGCCAGGAGCGGCATGCCCTGGATGTCGGACGGCAGGATCACGTCATCATGCGGGATCCAGGGCAGGGCAAAGCTGCGCATCGAGCGGGCCTCGCGGTTGCCCACTGTGGCGGGCGCGCCGAGAGGAACTGAGGGCAGAAGGCTCAGAACCCCCTCGCGCTGCTCGATGATGACAGCGCGTTGCGTGACGCCCTGGAACCGAAAGAGGCCGATCTGGCCAAGGCGGGTGTAGAGGTTGGGCAGGATGTTGATGGCCTGCGTCATTTCGGCGAGCGAATAGCCGCCCGCGTCAAAGGGGTTGCGGATGAGGGTCATGGGAAACTCCGGGGGAAGGGGGGCAGGGAGGTAGGGCGTGCGGCCAGATCAGGCGGTATCGCGCGGAATGATGCCGAGGCTCGCCAGCTGACCGTGCTTGGTGGCGGTTTTGGGCGCATCATCGACGGTGGTGTCGAAGACGAGGGCCCCCTTCGAGACGATGGCGGGGCCGCGCATGATCACCACGCCGATGGCATCTGCATCGGTAGCATCAGCCGCGTAAAGGAGCACAGCCGCCGCCGTCTGCGCGCCGTCCGATCCGCCGGAGGTGGCCAGCTTGAACTTGCCGCTTGCAGTGATGCGGCCCAGCACAGCGCCGACCGGGTAATTGGTGCCCGCAAGAAGCGGAACGCTCTCGCGGGTGAAGTTCGGGTTGACCTCATATTTGAGGACATCGCCCGTGGTGGCGGGCTGTCGGAGCACGGTCATTTCGGGGTTCCTTGTGGGTTCTGGGGCAAAAGAAATCCCCCGCCGAGCAGGAGCGGCGGGGGATCAGGTGGCAGGGTGTCAGGGATGAGAGGGGGCTTCAGCCCTTGGCCCCTGCGCTGGCCGCGCGTTTTGCAGCAGCCACGATCGGGCTCTCGGCGCTTTTGGGGATTACTGGCGATGGCGGCGCTGCGACGATATCGCGAGCATCCGCAGTGGCGCTGGCGCGCTCCAGAACCAGCCGACGCATGGCTTCGGGGGCGGTGCCTTCGCGCAGGGCTTTCGCGGCGTCGATCGCGATACCAAGACGCCCCGCCTGCGCTGCGATTTCGGCGATCTCCGCCGCTGCCTCGCGCAGCTGCGCCGACAGTTCCGCCAGATTGCCGGGCTGTGTCGCAACGGGGGCGGCTGGTGCTGCGGCAATGGGCGCTTGAGATGCCGCGGGGGGCGGGGCCATCGGCGGAGCATCGGCGGCATCGGTGTCACCGTCTGCGGTGTCAGTCACATCTGGTCCCGCGTCCTGCGGGGTATCTTCGGGGTCATTCTCGTGGGTCATCAGGGCCTCCTGTCTGGGTTGAGGAAGGGAAGCGCGCCGACTGCGCGCGGGGGAGAGCATCGGCGTTGTGCTGAGCATCTGACGGAAACTGGCAAAGCCCCGGGCCAGATCGGTGACCTCGTCGGCGAGACCTGCGGCGATAGCATCCGCCCCACGATAGGTCGCGGCTTCGGTGGCCAGCGCGGCCTCTTGGCTGAGCTTGCCAGCGCGGCCAGCGGCGACGGTCTCGGCGAAGAGAAACCGCAGCACATCAATCTCGCGCTGGATGTCGTTGCGGACATCTGCGGGCAGCGGCGCGTAGGGGTTGCCGTCAACTTTATGGCTGCCCGAATGCACCAGCGTCACCCGCACACCGTCCTGGTCCAGTTGGCCGCTGAGATCGGCATGCATCACAACCACCCCGATGCTGCCCAGCGCGCCGGTGCGCGGCAGCAGGATACGATTGGCTTGGCTGGCCAGCGCATAGCCTGCCGAGAAGGCGTGTTCGGCGACAAACGCCCAGACGGGTTTGGTGGCGCGAATTGCACGAATGCGATCTGCGAGATCAAAGACCCCGGCCACTTCGCCGCCAAAACTGTCAATTTCCAATGCGAGGCCGCGCACGGCCGGATCATTGGCCGCAGCCTCGATCTGTGCAGCGATCCCCTCGTAGCTGGTTTGGCCAGAGGACTCACCAATCCAACCGCCGCGATGGATCAGCACGCCGGAGATCTCGATCACGGCAATGCCGTCG